TGTTGAAGGTATGCGTAATACTTCTGCTGCAGCAATTTCTGCCGCACAGAATGCATCTAATGCTGCTATTCAGACTAGCGTTAATGCTACAAACACTGCTATCACCACATTAAATAATGAATCAGCAGAAGGAGTAGCAACTGACTTAAATGCTAATCGGTTAACTATTGCTACCCAACTTAATGAAAATAATCAAGAACTACAAAAATTACAAAATGCATCTAATGAAGGTATTAGCACCGATGAAATAGCGGGGCGTAAAGCTGCGCAAGATGCACTTAATGAATCTAACAAAACCTTGACTGAGTTAAACAATGCCAACGCTAAGTCTATTGCAGATCTACAGGCAGCTGTGCAGCGCGATGGATTTGTTGTCGATACAACTATAGCAGCAGCATTAAATAAGTCTAATGCAGAAATTCAAGCTTCAGTTAATACAACTCAAATTTCAGTTGAAGGTATGCGTAATACTTCTGCTGCAGCAATTTCTGCCGCACAGAATGCATCTAACGCGGCTATTCAGACTAGCGTTAATACTACAAACACCGCTATCACCACATTAAATAATACATCAGCAGAAACTGTAGCGACTGATCTTAATGCGACAAGACTGTCGATCGCTACAGCGCTTAATGTCAATAATAAAGAACTTCAGACGCTGCAGAACACTTCAAATGAAGGTATCACAGCGGCTGAAGTAGCGGGGCGTAAAGCTGCGCAAGATGCACTTAATGCATCTAACAAAATACTTACCGACCTGAATAATGCAAATGATAAGTCTATTGCAACACTTCAAGCGACTGTGCAACGTGAAGGCTTTACCGTCGATAAGAGTATTTCAGATAAACTGAATCTATCTAATGAAGCGATTCAGGATTCAGTTAATGCAACTAACGAAGCTGTGGCTGACACTAGGGCAGCATCTGATGCATTTGTTGCAGAGCTAACTACTACCCACGAAGCGTTAATCGCTAAATATAAAGGTGTTTCGGACTTAGTAAATGTTACAACCGCAGCAATTGGGCAGATTTTTGCGGATGAGCCTAATGCAACGGTTGCAAAAGCCAAAGTGGCACAGATGCAGACATTTCTTACCAATCAGTTAAACTTTCTTAGCGCATATCAGGTAGGTGACGAGGCTGAAACTCCTCCTGAAGACCCAGGGAGCGATATTGCACCCGGGACGGAACCAGGGCCGGGGCCGGGAGACTCCACGACCCCCGGACCCGGCTCTGGTGCAAACGTAGGTGTAGGCGAAGGAGCTTTAACCCCAGAACAGCGAGCCGCTATTCAAGCAGCTTATGGGAACGTTACAGGGGGTGGGTGGAATCCTACTGATACTTTTAATAGAAATATATTCATATGATTATACGACCAGCAACATTGTCAGATTTTCACAAAGTAGTTGTATTAGTGAAAGAACAACTTGTGCAGTATGATCGACTTAGACCGGACCATGACAAGCTAAAATACATGTTTAATTTGCTGGTCAGCTCTCCGGCACATTTTGCAGAAGTAGTCGAAGATGATGAAGGAAATATTGTAGGCGCCTTAATGGCCTTAACATCGGACAATCTTTGGGCCACTAAGAAAAATTGTGCTGTGCTATACTGGGTCTCGAAATTAAAAGGCACTGGTGCTACATTACTGAGACGTTTTAAAATTTGGTTAAAAACCCGCCCCGCTATCCGGGTCGCTGGCTTTTCGCCCGACATAACGACAACCGAACGAGCCTGGGTTCTTGCAGAGAAACTGGGCTTTAAGCCACATGGCGGTTCATACATACTGTACAGGTGATCCATGGGAATATTTAAATCAGTCGGAAAATTCTTTAAAAAGATTGCCCGGGGCGTAAAGAAGGTCTTTAAAAAGGTCGGCAAATTTGTCGGTAAAATCATGAGCAGCAAGATCGGCAAAATCTTGATGATTGGTTTGACCGTGTTCACACTAGGTACAGCACTCATAGCAGGGGCGGGGGCCTTTAGTGCTGCTGGTGCAGCCGGTGGAAATCTATTCACGCAGTTAGTGGCAGGTGGTAAAGAATTCGCGCTTGCACTAGTAGGTAAAAGTGGCGCGGCTCCGGTTAATCCCGCAATAGCTCCATCTGGTGTGAATTTAGATGTACTAGGCAAAACCACTCAAGGACTTACAGGTACCGTGGGCCCAGTAGCACCTACAATTTCTAGTGCGGCTCAAGCAGCAGCAAGCCCGACAGCCGCAGGGCTTAACACCGCAGCAACCACGACAGGGGGCGGATTTTTAAGTAAAGCTGCGGATCTAGCTAAATCTGCCGCAGCAGCTCCGCTACAAACTGCTTCAAATGCTGCAGGCAGTGTTGGGCCTGCTGCATGGAACTTTGCAAAATCACCAACAGGGATGAACCTGGTAGGCAATGCAGCCTCCGGTTATGCTCAGGCCAGACTGATAGCAGAACAAGAACAAGCACGTCTGGATCAAGAAGCAGCGGATAGAACGACTTGGACAGATAACATGCCTCAAGTAATCGATGCAAACACCAATGCTAAACCATTAGATCCAAGACGATTTAACCCTAACTTTCAAGGAGCAACCGGATAATGAGTGAGATGGATATGCAAGCTCAGCCACAAGCGCAAGCACCTATGGCTCCGCAAGCGCAAGCACCTATGGCTCCGCAAGCGCAAGCACCTATGGCTCCGCAAGCGCAAGCACCTATGGCTCCGCAAGCGCAAGCACCTATGGCTCCTGGAGCAGAGGAACCAAATGTTGGACCTACTGGAGAAGTAAGCCCACAAGAACAAGAAGAGTTTGAGCGTGTTATGGCTGAACTTAGTGACACCTTGTATTCAAATGAAAAAACGAGTGAAGCTTTGGTTGGAATGATTGATACTGAGGATAAGGTCGGGAGTACTGTAAAAGCAGTACTATCACTAGTGACTTCTATGGACGATAAGATTAACATGGACGAAGGTGTTATCTATCAAGTCACTATGGAAGCAGCAGACCGGCTTATCGACCTGGCTGAATCAGCGGGCAAAGAATTTAATGAAAAAGAAATTGAGCAAATAGCCCTTGCTTCATGGGAAGGCATGATGACTGCTTATGGAGATGAACCCACTATGCAAGAAGACTATGACTTTTTATCTGAAGGCATGTCTGATGTAGAAAAGAAGCAAGCTGAAACAAAATATCAGGAGTTGTCCAATGGCTAGTGCCGGATTTTTGGGAGCTTTAGGGGGTTTGGGTCAAGGCCTAATCTCTGAAGCAAAAAATGCTCGTGAAAACGAACGAGCCGATTTGGATGAAGCTCGAGATATTGCCAAAGAAAGGTTTCGTGCTAAACTCGTGACGGAAGAAGGTGTACGACGGGAAGGGGTAATTGCTGAAGCGGTTGAAACTAAAATTGGCACTGACGCAACCGCTTTTGAAACTAAAAACAAGGCAGAGATAGCTGCGGCAGCGCTTCTGGCGACAGGTAAGGAAACCCAATCTGCGGCTGAGATAGCAGGGCGTCAAGCCGTTACAGACTCACAAAACACTAGTCGTGAACGTGTAGCGGGGCAAAGTGGTAAGACTAAATTTACGCTAAGAACTGATACTGTTGCAGGTAAAGATGGAGATCGGTTAGTGACTATCCTGTTTGACGGGTTAGGAAATGCTTACGAATTAGAAGGCACTAAATATTGGCTCCCTGGTTCACCCCAGCAGACTGAGGGTAAAACCGCACCTCAAGCAGCCGTAGATCGATTAATGGAATCTCCAGAGCTAGCATCTACGTTTCAATCCGAATATGGGTATGTGCCTAAAATATATGTGGATAAACATGTTTTTGCATCCGACGATAGCACAGTTAGTCCTTCAAATGATAAACCTGAAGTAGTTAGTCCTTCAAATGATAAACCTGAAGCAGTAAAAACTACAGCAGTAGACAAAGCTTCTGACAAAAAATATAGGGCTTCGCTAGATGAGGTAGTTGGAGTGCCTGCAAGAGCGATAACAGATAGCTTTAATGAATCAATAGGAACCCCTGTCAAGAACGCACTGAGCGTGGCTCGAGCACGTAGTCGAGTAGGAGAAGCCATACAGTCAGGTGGAGGCTTAGCACCACTTAAAGCGCTAACTCTTGCCGATTTAAAGTTAGCACTCCCGACCGGATCAGATAAAAATGACGAACTCGTTAAACGAGCAATAGCCTCTCTACAAGCATAAGGCAATTTTTCATGGCCGATACAAATTTTAGTTTTTTAGATATATATGGGTATGAAGAAGATGAAGACACTAGTTTTAGCCCCAGTGAAAACTATTCAGAGCCTAGTATTGATTCGTCTAAAGGTTTTAGTTTTTTAGATACATATGGGTATGAAGAAAAAGAACAACCCGTAGAAGAGGAAGACCCTGGGTTCTTTGAACGTATGGGTGCTGCTACCTCGGGTGTTATTGGTGGTTTTGCAGAGACTGGCGCGTTGGCAGCGGGGGCTCTGGGCTTTGATGAAGTAGAGGCCAGTTTGCTAGAAACTGGAGCCGCATTTGAAGAAGACTCCAAAATCAAGGCCTATGAAAGCTTATATGGTAATGAAGGATTAGAACAATTCGGTAACATGCTTTTTGATGGGGGTTGGTGGAAAAACACAGCTGCTGCACTTCTTCCAGGGTCTGCACCTTTCTTAGCAGGCGCAGCGACAGGTGGTTTAGTTGGTTCAACTGTACCTGTAGTCGGCACCATGATCGGTGCCATGATCGGTGGCTCATTAGCCTTGATGGCTCAAAGCACGGGTCAAAACTACTATGATGAACTAGAACGAAATGGTGGCGACGAGGATGGTGCAAGAGACTATGCGCTACTAAAAACTGGTGCAGAAGTTGTCATTAATGCGGCTTCTATTCCACTAGGTGCTGCATCCGCCGGTATGGGTTTTGCCGCTACCCAGACAATTAAAACCAACGCCATGACAGCGATATTGAAGTTTACTGGCACCGAAGTTTTGACAGAAAATGTCGATACAGTTGTCGGTAACCTGATCGATCAAGCCTATGTTGATGCTGACATAGACTGGACTCGCGGTATGGCCGAAGCCACAGCCGGCGGCTTACTGTTTGATGCGCCGGCAGGTATAGCTGCAGGGCGCCAGTTAGGTAAGAAAAACCTGTCTGACACGCCGGATGAAATTGCCGACGGTCTAGACA